GAATCCTTACTAGCCTCTATAGCTGACTGTTCCCAATCAGTTTCAGAGGTAGCCTTCTTTAATGCTATCTCAGCGTTAGCTTTTTGTACTGCTGTCTTGCCGTCTATGTAACTACTAGCAAGACCACTGATCGCAGTAACAATACCACCTATCATTTCTCATGCGATAGCCAAACAGCAAACGCCCCCGTCATAGCACCAGTAACCACAGAAATTAATGAAGCCTGTTGTGTTGATATGTCAGGCATAGATAAGGCCCACTCAATGCAGCGTACATAAACTACAGTCATTACAAACATCATAAAACGAGGCAGAAGTTTGTACTCTAGTATCTTAGAAAAAACTATTGTCATTGATAACTCCTTTACATGACAGACATTAATAAATAAATACCACCACCAAGCAAACCAATTATACCTAAAGACAAAGCAGCTATAGCAGAGTTGTTAGCTATCTGTCTCTTAGCTTCCATCGCAGCATACACAGTTTCCTCTCTTTCCTTACGGATTTGTCTACGCATTTGCAACATATCGTCATAGGTTGATGGGCCGAAGCGCATGTTAAGCATAAACTTAATTTCTTTTTCGCGCTCCATTAAAGTTTTTTTGCGGATAACAATGTCCATTGCTTCCTGTTCAATGTCACCGCTATGAGAATGTTTCTCTAAGAGAGTAGGTTTCTTACGCTGAGACTCAGCTTTAGATATGTCAGCAACAGCAGAGTACCAAGAGCCAAGCTGTTTGCTTACATCTTCTAGCTCACGACCAGCACCAACAAGAGTCTTAATACTTTTAAATGCTACATTAGCAGCAGCAAAAGCAGTAACAGGATCAATCATAAACTGTTACCTCATTTGGATTTACCTTCTGAGGAATACAGTAAGCAGTGCCATAATCATTAGATTGTGGATAGCCAAAGCGACGAACTAATTCTTGGGCATACCAGTTACAAATATCTACTCGCCTAAAATAAAGTTCAGACTTTATAGGGACGCGCTCTGCTCCCATGCCAAGATAAAGAACAAGGACAAAAACATGAACCACATGCTCACCCCATCCTGCTAAGAATAGTAAGAAGCATAATAATTGTTGCACCAGATGTAGCTATAAGCACAGCTTCAAGCCTCTTAATCCGAGTAAAGACTTCCTTGAATTGGATTCTAACCTCAGTCTGCAAAGCAACTACATCCTTTTCTAACGCAGAAACGCGCTCATTTATATCTGGCATTAACTAGGTTCCGTAGGCCAATCGCCCCCGCTACCATCCATGTCAGGATAGTTTAGGTTAGGCCAGTTAGAGTGAGTTGTAATGTCACGCAAAGCAGTGCGGTATGTTGACCATGCACTAGGTACAGACCCACCAGCTTCCAATGCCTTAGTCACAACCCAATCACATGCAGCTAGACGTTTATCTCTTTCTGCTCTGTTACGTGTAGCTACTTCAGCATTAGCAGCCGTAACCACAGCAGCACGTTCATCAGAGGTCATATCTGTGACACGGCGAGTATATACTTTACCGTCCTGCAGATAAGGCGTGACTGCCTCGTTCTTTTGCGTGGCACTATCGTAAGCTAAGAACACAACCACCTCGGCACAGCTATTAGCCGCCAGCCAATCCGCATCAGGGCCAGATTTAGGGAATGAAGTGTTAGGGAACAGAGACTTGTGATCTGCTATCTCGCCTATAGTGCTGCCATCTAGTTTTGCTATCTTCATTTCTATTGTCCTTTGTCTGGGAATGGTTCTGTCGGTGCTGTGAAATTACTGGTGTAACGCGCAAAATGAGACACACGAAATTCATCAAGATACCCATCAAAGGGGAGTTGTACTGCACTACTATAATACCGTGCGCCAACATAAATATTAGTGTCCGTAAATGTCCATGTTGTACTAGAAGCATCAAAAGTTGTGCTGTCTGCCGTACCGTTGATATAAACTTTTAGAGTCCCGCCATAAGATACATATGCCACATGATACCATGTCTGAGCATTGATTGTGCCAGAGGTGTCTAAACGGGCGGCTACGTTTGAGCTTAGAACTCTAATCTTTTGGTTGGTTAAAACCATACTACCTAAAGCACCGTCAGCACCACCATATTGGAACACACCCAAATTAGCATTAAAATCATTAACCCATAAAAATGTTTCAATCGTCCAATCGCCCGTACCTAAAGCTGCTCCATTTGCATAATACGCACCATCACCAGAGCCATCATAAAACAAAGACGTATTGCCAAATTTAGCTTGGCCTGTGCTAGTGTCGGTGTTTCCAATCAACGTCAGATTATTCTGTGCAGCACTATCAATCGCCTGTCCATCTGCCATGTTTAGCAGCAGCTTGGTGTTAGAATCTGTTACAGCTAGTGGGGCTGTGGGCAATGATACATTACGTGTTACAACACTAACCCGTACATCACAAATAAAGCCATAAAAACTTCGGTCAGCATGACTAGTATCATAACTTTGAGCACCAACAAAACCTCTGTTTGGAGAACTTATGGTTGCTGTGTTTGAAACAGTGCTACTTTGCACTCCATTTGTAAAAATAGCTAAAGTGCCACTTGTTCGTTTTAGCTGAAGAAAAGTCCAAGCGTTTAAAGGACATACAAATGTAGACTGCAGTGTAATACTGCCTTGATTAATAAATGCGTGAGGTTGCCCAGAAGAATTAAGGGATATTTCTAATAAGTCACTAACTCCACCAGCCGAACCTTGAGTATACAAAGGATTAGAAGAAGCAACAAAAGCAGTAGGATATATCCATCCTTCAATAGAGAAGTCTCCACTATGCCCATCTAAACCAATGTTTCCAAAACTTAAATAATCACTAGCAGCAGAATTAAAAAGGCTCGCCCCGTTCACCGCAGGGTCATACACACTGCTGGTCAGGAATGGGCCAAATGCTGTTACTGCTGGATTGCCTACAGGTGTAATAGTAAGTGGACTAGCTGAGTTATCAACAAACCTATTTGATTGGCAGGTCAGTAGTTTGGTGTTTGTAATAGCTGTTAGCTTGCTTGTTGATGGGGTAAAATTACCTGTATAAACTGCCGTGCCTTTGACCACTCTCACATTACTCATAGTTGAGATAGTATATTGACTAACAGTTGCACGACCCCCTATCGCAAGAAGATTATTAGTATTTGTTAAATTACGAGCAGTTTCCGTTGTAGATCCAATAGATGAACCATTAATATAAACTACGTTTGAAGTCCCGTTGCGAACCAAAGCAAAATGCGTCCAAGCATTTACAACGGGTGTACCTGCATCAACAATAACCGACCAACTTCCACTATTGTTATAAATATAATAATAGTTGCCCCCGTTAATACCAAACCAAATGCCTTGAAAATCATTACCTTGGGCAGTTGAAACTATTGTTCTACTACCATCCACTGCTTGATTGTTTATCCAGCCTTCAATAGTAAAATCACCTGTGCCAAATGTAAATTCATCCGCACCAGTTTCAGCAACACTTAAATAATCATCCCCATCAAACGACACACCCCACTCACCATCAGGTCTAGCAAATGGCCCAAAGGAGCCTTGCGTTACATTGCCGTTGGCTGTGATTGTGTGGTTAGAAGAACTGCCATCATCAAACGCATTGTTCACACCGTTGTTACTGCCCTCAAAATGACTGAGAAAACTAACACGATTGAACTGATCGTCTGACGATGCCGCATCTGTACCAGCCGCACCCATAAAGACTTTATTAAAAGAATTAACCAATGGCTGTTCCTCCAAGGAAACCATAGTAAGTAGTGCCGCCGTCCCTAGTTATAAAGCCATACGCTTGTACCTCGTTTGCCGCAGCCGCATCTGGTGCGGAACCCCCTGCCCAATCTACTGAGCTAGGCCACGTTAATGAAACAGCAGTGCTGTGCTGAGTTACTATAAGAGTAAATGCAAATGAAGTACCGCTAGAAGGTGGATTAGTAAATGCAAACGTAGTGTTTTGGTCTAAAGTAACTGCAAAGTGATTGGCTGTAGCTAAGTCACAAGTTACTGTAGATGCTGCACTCTTTGATACGTAGGTCTCTTGGTACGTGGTAGGCTTTACTGCGCCTGTAATGGTTGCACCTGTAGCTGTTGTGGCGAGTTTAATTGCATTGTTGTGATATAAAGAAACGGCACCATCAACTTCAAAAAAGCCCATAGTTTCGCCAGTGTATTTGCCTATAGTAACGTTACTATTGCCACGTAAAATTAAAGCTCCTGTACCCGCATCATCTACATAAGAATCAGACCCATCGTGATAAATTTGTAAATCTGAACCAGCACCAAAAATAGCCTTGTCATTGTCCGCAAACAACACATCACTGCCATTAGACGCTAAGTCACCGCCAAGTTGAGGGCTAGTATCCTCAACCACATTAGCCATTCCACCACCAGCCGCACCTGTTGCACCCGTTGCACCCGTTGCGCCAGTAGGAATACCTAAAGAAAACGTAGCTGTACCATCCGATACCGCTACAGATGCAGTAGCAGAGCCACCAACTGATACTGTAGATACATTTACAGCAGCAGCAGTAACTTGAAACGCAGCCTCAACATTACCAGACGAGCTATTAAATATAAGAGCCTTGCCCTTACGATCATCAACAGCAGGAAGAACCAATGTAGCAGCAGCATCATAATCAGTTAGCTGCAATGAACGATCAACAGAATCTTTAAGGTCAGCAGCAATAGCAGTAAAACGATCTAGCTCAGTATTAAGCGTGGCGATCTGAAACGATCCAGACGTAGGAAAGTCAGTCGTTCTAGCAAGCGCAATGTCTCTGGTAATAACTACAGTGCTACCACCAGTAGCCCCTGTAACTGATATAGCCACTGCGCCAGTAGAACCACTACCGCCGCTTACACTATAATGCGTAGTAAGAGTTTTCTTAGTGCCATCAACGTACACATTAAGATCAGCATCATCAAAGAACTCAAATGATACAGTAAATGATGTTTGTGTAGCGCCCTCACTTACAGAGTAAGATACACGCGCTGCGTTCTGCGCTAAACTAATAGTCATACTGCACTCCTTTCGGTCCTGCTAACAGTAGATAAAACCCATAGCAACGCACAATTATTC